AGTATCTAAGCCAGCATCGGTGTTTTCGATGATGACTTGGTCAGTCGTATCGGTGCTGAACAGATGCAACTGAGCTGCTGCCGTTCCAGTGCCTAGCTGAAAACCTGCGGTGGTGAACTTGGCGACGTAACTGCTATTGGCAGAAATCGCAATTTCGTTTGAGGCAGAACGATAAAAGCCAGTAACGCTTGCATCTTCTAGAAAGCTGATTGCAGGCGCAGATTCCGATCCATCAGGCACTGCCTTGTGCAGTGTGTCAAAACGCAGCTGCTTGTTTTTAACCGAGCTGTCTGCCTCGTCAGCGTCAACAACAACAAACGTGTCTGCAGCAGCTGGTGAAGTCAGACTATTGAGCTGTGAAATCTTGCGATCAGCCATCAGCCTGCCTCCAGGGTTTCAACGCGAGTAGTCAAAGCAGCAATTTCAGCAAAAGCCTCTTGCAACGCAGCAGTCAGAAGAGGTACAAGCTTGGACTGGTCAATGCCCTGATAGACAGGGTTACCGTCAGAATCCTCTTCATCTTTAGTGCCTGTAATCGCTTCTGGAACAACAGCTGCAACCTCGTGCGCCAAAAAGCCGTCAACTGTTGTTGATGGCGTGGCAGTGAAGTTGAATCGCTTGACATCAAGGTCGTTAAGACGTGCCTTCGCACCAGTCAAGGCAACAACGTTTTCTTTTAAGCGGTAGTCAGAACTGGTGTTATAAGAAGTGGCACTAGCCGTTACCGTAATTGAGCCAACATTACTGGTGTTGTATCTAATGCCAACAACCGAGCCTTCAGTGCTGTGCCGATTAAGGACAAGGCAGTTTGCAAAATTGCCAATGTTGATGCGACCAGTACTTGTAAATTGAATGCCGTCTACGTTGTTACCAATAGGATTGCTGGTCGTTTTCCAAAGCAATGATGGACCGCCGTTATCGGTATTGAGGCTTCCGCCAATCAACATCCGATACGTTCCAGCCGTCGAAAAGGCGATCGTGTCGGCCTCTGATCTGTATAAACCTGTGTTTGTATCAGAGCTGAATCTCAGACCTGGCGTACCGACTGAACCATCAGAAATCGTGAACGACCCATCAAGGCCACGCAGTGAAACCCATGCACTGTTCGTGCTGTTCCTAATTTTTAGCTCACTTGTAGTCGTGTCAGCCCAAAACTGATAGGCATAGGTTGTTGATGGCGCGGTTGCCCCGCTATGCGTTGTAAAGACAGCAGCAAGCTGGTTGTTTAGGTCAGCCCTTACGGCTGAACCACTGCCATTTGCAACTACGCCATCCGCCTGTGCCATGACAAACCTTAAGCCTGTTGTGTCCCGTATCCTACTGCAGTGTAACTAAAACGCCTCTCTACAAACCTTTCATCACCCCGAGTTGCCTTGAATCTAATTCCAAAACCAGTCGCGGTTGGCTCATCCAACTCAAAGTAATCGCCTGCTTCCATGCCGAGAGCTGTAATCCCCACCGAAACAGCAGTATCCGCATCAACATAAAACGGTTTTTCAAAAGTCACTGTTTTTGTACCAGAGCCAGATTGGATGATGCCGCTATTTTCAGTCCGACGCTCCAACTGCACAGACACGCCAAGCTGATCAACCAAAGGCGTCTGATCGATATGATCAGTCGTTAATACAGCCTTGAATTGGAATGATCGGCCAACGTAGGCATTGTTCTCAAGCGGTATCCACTCCTCAAACGTCAAGTCAGACTCTTGCCTAATACTTGAACCATCCTCAAGCTGCAGCTCATCAGTATCTTCTTTAATAAAGTCAGACTCGGTTGCGCCTGCATCTGATTTGCGGAAATACATCTCGACATTTGTATCGTCAGGAATCTCGCCATCAAAATCTGACCAAAGATCAATTAGCTCAGTGCGATCGTCAATCAGATCACTTTTGTATAAACCTCTGGTCGAAAGAATGCGATTTAGCCGCACGTTGTATTTAGCGCCAAGGTCAACAACCTTTTGGAAGATATATTCGCCACTAGAAAATTGTGTTCCAAAAAGGCTATCGATGTTGTCGGTAAAGCCGTCAAGACTTGCAATATCGTCAAACGACGCGTTACCGTCAAAAATTAAGCCGTCATATTCGCTGCTATAAACAACGTTGGTCTTTTGGCCAGGAAACTCACCAGGTGACGCATCCTCGCGGTAAACCTCATAGTCATACTTGGGAATAGCATCCGGGACGTTGATAACAGCACTGCCAGCATTAGCACTACGCTGCTTTTGATCATTAACGAACTTGACCAGATACTCACCGTTCAACAACGGCAAAGTGACAGCAGTTGTCCGCGCTTCAACTTTGGCCATCAAAACACTGTTAGGCCACGTTCCAGAGCCATCGGTTTTTGCGTTATGGCGAATCTGTGCAACAAAGCTTTCAAGCTTTTGACCGCTTGCTGTTGACGCCCAGCGAAGCACAACCTGATCGCTGCTAGTCAATTCAATCGTTACATCTTCAGGGTCAGGCGGCAGCACAACAACGGCCTGGCCGTCTGCATCATCACTCGTGCCACCAACACCAATAACACGGTTAACAAAGGCATAATCAGATTGCTTGCGATCAGGCTCAGGACCAATAGCCTTTACCTCTACATACAGCCGCTTGTTTGGAACAAGATTGCTGGTGATGTCAATTGAATTGTTGGTTGTAAAAACAGTTGTGTAGTTACCGCCATCACCGATCTTGTATCGAACTTTAAACTCTGCCGTTGTTCCTGCAAGGCCGCGAGTCCATGACACCGTTGCACGGTTTGTCGTGTTGCGACCGTCATCAACCTGCTGGAACGTAATGCTCAGGTTTTGAGGTGCGTCGGGTTTGTCTCCATAAGCAAAAGTAGGGGGCAACACAAGGTTGCGATCAGGCTCTTCGACAATCCGATAAATGCCATCAATATGCCTTACGCCGACAATGCTATATACACCAGCCTCGCCTTCTGCAACAGACAGGCAGCGATACTTGCTTAGAACAACCGAATCGTTCTTAATGGCAAAAAGCGCATCATCCGGCGGCGGTTGCGTAAAAGGACTTGAGAGCGTGACCCTGATACCACTAACACTTGCAATCCCTTGAGTCTCAACCGTTCCATCAGCCATCACGACAGACAGCTTATTGTTGCTGCCACTGGGCAAAACTGCTGTTTGATCAAGATCAACAAAATCGCGTGTCGCTCCAACAACCCGACCGGCAAGTCGAGTAGCAAGGCGCATTTCATCAGACACCTCAAACACTTGACCAGGCAGAACGTTTAAACCTTCAAGGCCAACAGAAAACGTGACGGTTTCGTCATGCAGCTTTTCAGATTGCATGATCCAACGCCCCATGCGCTGGGCTTGATATTTGGACGTACAGCCAAAAGCAACAACGCTCTTTTCTTGTATGCCGTATTTTTCAATTAACGCTTGATCCTCGATGATAATAAAGTTCGGCTTGTAGAAGTTGTCTGGATCGTTATACCGAACGCGAATCCGAGTGCTACGAGTCTTAAGCGATGAACCGCTATAAGCAAACCCACCACCTACAACGTTTGAGTTGCTAAAAACATGGATGGCAGGGACGTTTTCATTGCCAAGTTCCCCGTGATCTGCAGCAATCTGTACGTTGTCTGCTTTCCAGAAAAGCATTCCTCGGAAAACACTGGCCATGTCCTGCAGGACGTTGTAAGCCTCAGCCTGCGATCCAATGACAGTGTTAATAGCAAAACGCGGCTCTTGTCCTTCAGGTGTACTGACCAGCTCATTGCAATAACGAGCAATATCAATCAGATCAACCCAGTTCAGATTTGACTGATCAATGAAGTCACCAGCGCCATAGCGACTGTTGGTGAGCATGTCGTAAAAACAACAGACCGGACACGTCGTCCAATGCGGATCTGTTGTCAGGCTGCCATCAAAAGGAATGTTGTCGTTGAACACAAGGCTGCCATCAGCACGAACCTCGCTGTAATTTGACGGAAGTTTTACCTTTAGCCCACGTACGTCATATGCCCTAGAAGGCAGTGTGTTGTATTCCTCTGAATCAAGACTTAGATATGCAAGCGCAGTATGCGGATACGAGATCTTGACTCGTTTACCAACAACTATGCTGGACCAAATGATAGTGTCAGCTCGCTTGCTTGCCAGCGGAGTGCGCTCTGGCAAATCCTCCAAATCCGTGAACTTAATTTCAAACGCATCTTCTGGATTGTCGAACTCAAGCTTTCGGACTCTAATGCGATACGGAAACTTGTAGCCACGCAAATCAATCTCTTGAGTTTCGTATTGATACTCTGATGTTGAAATGCCTTTAATTACATTTTCTTGGTCTGTATTAATTGACGCAATAGGAATCTGCTTAAAAGCACCGCTTTGATCTTGAATTTCAACAGCAAGCTTGATCTGAGCGAAGAACAGCTGTCCACGCGCCAAGCCTTCGGCAGCAACACAAAACAGTTTGGGAATCGTAAAAATTAGTTTTACAAAATCAACCTCTGAATCAGTAATGTCACGGATAACCTGGCCCGCTCCATAATTACGGCCATTCCTTTTGACTAAATTTGCTTGCGTATATGTTTCGCTATAGTTTTCGCCAACTTGCAGCCCAACAGGTTCAATCGTTGTTTGTGCGTCAGAAAAGACCGTACGTCTTCTGAATTCGCTTTGATCCTGTGTGCCGTCAGTCTTCGTAATAAAAACAGCCTGCTGTTGTAGCTGATCAAAGGTGACTTCTGTCTCGTTGAGAAAAACGCTTTTACGGTGATGCACAAAGCCTTCAATCGGCCCTTCGCAAATGGCGTCAATCAGCTTGAGATTGGTTTTTGAATTTAACGCCATGAGCCCTAGAGAAGATCGTAGCCGTACGCTTGCAACCTTAGCCTCGCGTTCTTGTAGACAGCAACATCCATGATTTCAACAATGATTTTAACCTTCTTGCCGTCTCCAATTCTTGGCATTTGCAGCCTGTGCGCATAGGTCACGTCGTGCGACTGCAGCAACAAGCCTTGAATAGTTGCGGTTGCTGATGCTGCAACAATATCGCTTTCGTCAGTGTTGACCTCTAGTTTTATCTGGTAGGTGATGAAACCGTCAATCTTCGTGGATCCACTTGCGCCTGCAAAATCAAACAATCCTTTGTCTATTTGAAAAATAACATCAAACTTTTTTCGCCTATCGCTTCTGTAGTATTCAAGACCAGTTTTTTGAAGGGTCTCACCCTCTTTTAAGGGTTTGTCGCCATCTGGGCCAAAAACCTTATTGATCACCATTTTTTTCTCGTTATTGCTATCACTTGCATTAACAACCAGGTTGTCCCCACTGCGAGTTTTTAAGCCTCCAAGGCTTTTCAACTCTCGCGTGAGTTTTTGGCCATTGACTCTCAGCGTTTGCAAGCCAGGTTTTTGAGTTTCAAGCTTCAACGGATCAGAATCGTCAGCAACCTCAACATTGGCGGCCAGCAAATGTCCGCCCGTAATTACGCGCCCATAAATAACAGGGATCGTCGCACCCGTTCCAACGGTATTGGCAGGGCCAGTAAACGCATAAGACTGCTGCCCTGACCCTCCACGAGTAATGCCTTCAGGGCGTTCACCTCTAACGTTTGTGCCTTTACCTCTGATTCTGTCCGCACCAGCATTAGGCAGTTGGGGTTGAGGCGACAAAAGCTGTGCCGTGCCTCCAAGGATTAAAGCAACACCAATATTTCCTGCAGCAACAGACAAACTTAAAGCAGTTGTTGCTGTCACACCTG